TTTAAAGGTAAAGATAGTATTATGCCAAAACGTAATATGTATGGTGAAGTGATTGATAGAGATAGAGGTTGGTTATTTGGTCTAGGTGGAAAATCAGGATTATGGTCTTCACCTTTTGCTATGACTAAAACTAACAATCCTGCAATACAAAAGTTTTATGAAAGTAGAGATTTTAAATACACTCCACCTGAAAAAATAGATAGAAAATCAGGAGTAGATTTAAGAACTATTAAAAATAAAAATGAACAAACAGCTTATGACAGATGGAGAGAATTAACTGGACAAGTACAACTGACATATAAAGGTAAAAAATATAATATAAAACAATTAATAGAAACAGTTATTACAGACCCCAGTAGCAGACTATATAAATTACCTGATGGTACTATTGCAGGTGTTGATGAAAGACAAAAATTTATATTAGAATACGTCCATAAAGCTGAAGCAAAAGCAAAAGACCTTCTTTTAAAAGAATTTCCTGAAATTAAATCAATGAGAAAAAACAGAAAACTTATTAAGAAAAACGCTAAAAAAAGAGCTAAAAAGAATTATATTGAGATACTCACTCAATAAACAACTAAACTTACACTTTTAGTAAAACCCAATCAAAAACATAAGGAAAATTACGCATGGCAAATAGTTTTGTACGTTATACAGGTAATAACAGTACAACATCATATTCTATACCTTTTAGTTATAGAGCCACAAGTGACCTTACAGTTACATTATCAGGGGTTGTTACTACAGCTTACACTTTAAATAGTGCAGGAACTACACTAACTTTTAATACTGCACCTGCTCAAGATGTAGCTATTGAGATTAGAAGAAGAACCTCACAAGGTACTAAATTAGTAGATTATGCTTCTGGTTCTGTACTTACAGAAAATGATTTAGATACTGATAGTGACCAAGCATTCTTTATGTCTCAAGAGGCTATTGATGATGCAGGAGACGTTATTAAAGTCTCTAATACAAACTTTCAATGGGACACACAAAATAAAAGATTAACAAATGTTGCAGACCCAGTAGACAATACTGATGCTGTTAACAAACAATTTATATCTAATAATATACCTAATATTAACACAGTAGCAGGTATTAGTTCTGATGTAACAGATGTTGCAAATATTGCTTCTGATGTTACTGCGGTAGCTAATGATGCTACAGATATTGGCACAGTGGCAACCAACATGCCATCAGTTACTACTGTTGCAACTAACATTAATGATGTCATAACAGTAGCTAACGATTTAAACGAAGCTATCTCAGAAATAGAAACTGCGGCTAACGATTTAAACGAAGCAACTTCAGAAATAGATACTGTTTCAAACAACATAGCCAATGTTAATATTGTTGGTACAAACATAGCTGATGTTACTACAGTTGCTAACAACGAAACAGATATTCAAACTCTAGCTGACTTACAAGATGGAACAGTTGCAACTAATGCAATCAGCACACTTGCAGGTCTAAATACAGAAATTCAAGGTGTCTATAATATTAGAACTAATGTTACTAATGTTGATACCAATGCTACCAATGTAAATTTAGTTGCAGGTCAAATTTCACCTACAAATAATATTTCGGCAGTAGGTGCTGTTACTTCAGAAATTTCTACATTAGGTGCATTAGGAACAGAAATTACAAACCTAAATAATATTAGAACAGATATTACTGGAGTAAATAATATTGCAGGTGATGTTACTGCTGTAAATAATAATTCAGCTAACATAACTGCTGTAAATAATAATGAGACTAATATTAATGCTGTAAGTAATAATGAGACTAACATTAATACTGTTGCTTCAAATATACCTTCAATAAATAGTTTTGCGAACACATATAGAATAGGTGCAACTGACCCAACAACTTCACTTGATGAAGGTGATTTATTTTATAATAGCTCAGCTAATGCCTTAAAGTATTACAATGGTACTTCTTGGGTAACTATTGTAGCAGGTAGTCTTACAGATATTATCCAAGATGGAACACCACAATTAGGTGGAGATTTAGACTTAAATAATAATAATATTACTGGTACTGGTGGAATACCATCAGCTAATTTAACTGGAACAATAGCAGATGCAAGATTACCAAGTATTACTAATGCTAAACTAGCAGGTTCAATAGCTAACGATAAATTAGTAAATAATAGTATTACAATTAATGGTAGTCCTGTTGTTTTAGGCGGAAGTGTAACAGTTGGAGAAACTAAACCAACTATCTCATCCATATCTCCAGATACAATAGATAATACAGAAGCAACTATTACAATAACTGGTGCAAACTTTGTATCAGTTCCTCAAGTAGAATTTTTAAATCCTTCAACAGGTATATGGTACACAGCAAGTACAGTTACATTTAATAACTCAACATCATTAACAGTTACAATTACTTTATCTGTTGATGCTACATATAAAATTAGAATTGAAAACCCAGATGGTAACGCAGTTATTTCTTCAACTAATATTCTTACAGTTTCAGATGCACCTACATGGACAACTTCAGCAGGTTCTTTAGGAACTTTTGCAGGAGATACATCTGGCACATTAGCAACAGTAGTTGCCACATCAGATAGTGCAGTAACATTTTCTGAAGTAGGCAGTAATTTAGCTACAGCAAATGTAACTTTATCATCAGGTGGAGTTTTAAGTACAACAGATTTCGGTGGTAGTAGCACTACAGCGACTACCTATAATTTTACAATAAGAGCAACAGATGCAGAAGGTCAAACAGCAGATAGAAGTTTTAGTTTGACATCATCATTTGGTGCAACAGGAGGAGGACAATTTAACTAATGGCTAGTACATATATTAAAAGAGTTGATACTACAGATGGAAACAGAAAAGTTTGGACTTGGAGTGCTTGGGTAAAAAGAGATGTTTTAGGTGCTGTAGAACATAATATGTTTTCAGCAGGTGGAAACAATGTTGATGAATCACAATTTAAATTTAGCAGTGACCAATTAAGTTTTTTTAATGATTATGAAACAACTGGTAGAGTATCAGCTACTTCACCATCAAGAAAATTTAGAGATACAAATGGTTGGTATCATTTTGTTTGGAGACATAAAGTAGATGAAGCATCTAATGATGACAGATGGAAAATTTATATTAATGGAGAAAGATTACAACCATCAGATTATGGTAGTCCAACTATTCCTAACGAACAAGGTGTTCCTAATAGATTTACTAATAAACAAATGTGGTTTGGTGCTAGAGCAAAAGCACAGTATGATAGTTCATATCAATACTTTAGTGGTTTAATGAGTCATATACATTTTTGTGATGGTTATGCTTATGATGCTTCTGACTTTGGACAATATGATGCCAATGGTGTTTGGACAATTAAAACTTCTCCAAGTGTAAATTATGGAAGTAAAGGTTTCTTTATTTTAAAAGATGGTAATAGTGTTACTGACCAATCTGGTAATGGTAATGATTGTACAGTTGGTGGTGGTACATTAACGAATACTGAAGATAATCCTTCAAATGTTTTTGCTACTTGGAATCCTTTAGCTGTCCAGAAATTAGCAAATATGAGTAATGGTAATTTACAAGGTTCAGCTTCAAGTACAGGTTCAAAAAGAGCAGTATCAACTATTTGTGCATCATCTGGAAAATATTATTGTGAACAAAAAGTTTCATCACTTTCTGGAAGTTTAGTAAGTTGGTTTGGTATCTTTGAAATGGAAGATTTTTCAAACACTCAAAGAAGTTTATCTAATGGTCAATATAATTGGGGTTATGAAAATGATGGAACTGTAGATACTAATGGCTCAACTCATACAAGTGGAGTACCTACATATACAACAGGAGATATTATTGGAGTAGCTTTAGATTTAGATAATGGATATGTTTATTTTTCTAAAAATGGAACATTTATAAATTCAGGCGACCCTACTTCTGGTTCTAGTGGAACAGGTGGTTTTTCAGTTAATATTACAAATAATAAAATTTATGGAATTGGAGCAGATATTTATGCTTTTGATGGAACTACAACTATTCAAGCAAACTATGGCAATGGCTACTTCGGAACTACACCAGTAGCTAGTGCAGGAACTAACGCAAGTGGTATAGGAATATTTGAATATGATGTTCCAACAGGTTATACTGCTTTATCAACCAAAGGATTAAATTTATAATGGCTTACACTACAATTAAAAAACCTTCGGATTATTTTAATACTAAACTTTATACAGGTAATGGTACTTCTCAATCTATAACAGGTGTAGGTTTTCAACCAGATTGGATATGGATTAAAAATAGAGATACAGTAGATTCTCATCAATTAATAGATTCTGTTAGAGGTTCAGATAAAGCTATATTTTCTAATCTTACAAATGCTGAAGGAACAGATTCACAAATTGTATCATCTATTGATAGTGATGGTTTTTCAGTAGGAAATCGTACTTACAGTAATGGTAGTGGAAATTCATTAGTATCATGGAACTGGTTAGCCTCAAACACAACAGCTAGTAATACTGATGGAAGCATAACCTCAACTGTTAGTGCTAATACAACAAGTGGATTTAGTATTGTGTCTTATACAGGTACAGGTGCTAATGCTACTGTTGGACATGGATTAGGAATAGCACCAAAATTTATCATAGTTAAAAGTAGAAGTTCAGGAAATTCTTGGGCAGTTCAAACACCAACAGGTGCAGGTTTTGAAATGAACTTAAATAATGAAGAAGGTCAAACTGCAACAAGTGTTTATTGGAACTCTACTGACCCAACATCATCAGTATTTTCTGTTGGAACAAATGCGGCTACAAATCTTTCTGGTGATGATTACATAGCTTATGTTTTTGCACCCATAAAAGGTTTTTCAAAAATGGGTACTTATACTGGTAATGGAAATATAGATGGAACATTTGTTTATACAGGTTTTAAACCTGCTTTTCTTTTAGTAAAATATACATCACCTCAAAAATGGTGGATTATAGATAATAAAAGAGATGCTTTTAATAGCGACCCAAATAGTACAGCTGTAATACCAGATGCGGCTCAAGCAGAAGAAAATGGTACAGCTTTTAATACAGATTTACTTTCAAATGGTTTTAAAATTCGTTCTACATGGAGTGGTATAAATACATCTGGTGGAACATATGTATACATGGCATTTGCCAAAGAACCTTTAGTGGGAGATAACCCTTGTACTGCTAGATAACAATGCCTAGAAAAAAGATTACACCAAGTCTAATTGCTGAACAAGCAACTGGTGTAAGACTTTCAAGCCATGAGAAACTATGTGCTGAAAGAATGAAGACATTAAACGAAAGTATTAATGAGTTAAAACGAGAAGTTAAATCTTTGAGACAAGATGTTTCTATGGGACAAGGGGGACTAAAAGTTATCCTTGCTATTGGGACATTAATCATAGGAATTATAGGATTTTTTCAGTTCAAGTGAAATTTATATTAGCCTTTAGCATTTGCTCGGCAATCACAGGATATTGTAACAACACAGCAACATTACCAACAGAGTTTAATAGTTGGTCAGAGTGTGTTGGAGCAGGAGGTAAATTAATTCAAAATTTTTCAGTAGAAATGAAAGACCCTATTGAAGAAAGAAAACTTTACATGAATTATTTTTGTAATGAAATAGAAAAGGAAAATGTATGATAATATATGGATACTCTGTAAAAACTTGGAGAGATAAAGCAGTTATTTATTGGCGTAACACAAATAAAAAACTTTTTACATTGTTTGTACTTTGGTCAATAATTCTTTGGGCAATGTAAGATGTGGTTAGCGTTATTAAAAAATCCTCTTACCAAAATTATAGCAGAAAAAACTTTTGGTGCTATTCAGCATAAATTACAAAAAGATAAGATTGTAAGAGAAAAAGAATTAGACGCAGTATCGCAAATTTCAATCGAACAAATTAAACAACAAGAACATTCATGGAAAGACGAGTGGTTGGTAGTTTTCTTTACACTATTAATGGCTTTTCATTTTATTCCATACACACAAGACACAATGGAACGTGGTTGGGCAATATTACAAAATGCTGACCCTATGTTCTGGTACATCATTTTAACAATAGTAGGAGCTTCATTTGGAGTGACTACAATGAATAAACTCAAAAAGAAATGATAGATAAAATTTTATATAATTTTTTTGGTTGGGTAGATAGCCTTTTTGAAAAATTAGATGAAGTTTTAACTTTTGATTTTCCAAACAATAATAAGAAAAAAAGAAAAAAGAAATGAGAGATACTAAATCATTAGAAAGTTTTTTAAAAAAGATAGAAACACAAGCAAAAGAAAAAACTGTTTTTCGTCATTTAAAAAAAGAAGTTGAGCATGGTGCTAATGGTACTAGAGATTATGTAATTAAAAAAGGTATTAACGCAGGTAAAGTAGCTAAATGAAACGACAACACAATACTGCATTGATTGCATTACTTGGAACAATCCTTTTAGGATTATCTACTTATGTATTAATCACTATTGTGGAACTTCAAGTACATCTTGGAATGCTAACGGAAGAAATTATGTCAATAGATAAACAAATTGGCAGGATTTATAACCACATGGACAGACTAACTAGCAGATAACTGTGGCTAAACAAAAATTTTTGCATTTCGTACCTAGAGAGAAACCAAAAAAGAGAAAAGGAATACATGTCAAGTCAAGAAATAAAGGAAGCACCTTTAAAAAATACAACAGACAAGGAAGACCTCAATAAAATAGAAACTGTATTACAAGAGTTACCACAATTATTGGTAAACCATGCTTATAAAAAATTAAAATCTGGTGAAGACTTAACTGCTTCAGAGATGAAAGTATGTTTAGAAGTTTGTA